CCCGACATACGTTTGCCGAGCACCATGAGAGTGAACCAGCGCCAATGACAGACATTCTCGCCGGCCAGGACCTCTCGCAGGATTCTCATGAACGTCGCACCCTCTGGTAGCGCCGACGTCATGTACTCATACAGTTGAAATTCACAACCCTCCATAAACTCAGGTGTGAACATAGACTCAAAAGATGTGTAATCCGTTGCGATATATTTGCCTCCGAGCCGTTTAAGTCGCTCGAGTATGACGCGTGGCCTTTCGGCCACCGGCACATACTTAATGAAGTGGCGGTTCTTGAACAGCGCTTTCTCAATTAGCTTGAAAATGGGTCCCACCGCTGCCTTAAACTCATCCGTCCGAGAGTTGATGCCTCTCCCGTGCTTCCAATCAGGATAACATTCGTCTTTAATGAAAGATTTGACGATGAAATGCCTGCTGGCCAGGGAATCGAGGGCACCAACCTTAGTCCACTTCTCGGACAGTTGATCTTTACGCCACTTTGGATAGTTCGACTCATTTAACCACGTTTCAACCGAAGTGTCACTTGTGGTTGGGAGAGGAACCATGTTCTCCCGTAGCCAGCGGCTGACGAACAAAGTGAACCGAGAAAACCGAACTGGGTCGATTACCGGGTTCTTGAACGCCAACCGCTTTATACACCCTGCCTGAGCAGTCAGTGCGTCCCAACAGTCAGGGTGAGGAAGAGCAGCGCCATACCAATGGCACCCCAACGACACCTGGACAGGCTTGCGGAACGCAGGATTGACCTCGTCCGGCTCCGTCATCTCAGAACCCTCACTCACGGCTTGGAGCTTAGCGAGCGGGACTTCACCATAACGGTAACCGTAGAGGCACCACCTCTTTACTGACGCAGGGAACCGGGGAAAGGGTGCAGAGATCTGCGATCCTTTCCGTCCCGGTAAGCTACATAAGCAAGCATGGCCGTGTCAAAGAACTCATCGTCGTGAACCAGTGGAGCGTAGCGATCGGCATTCGTCTTATGAGACGTGCGGATGCCTTGCTTCATTCTCTCCCACACTGCGCGGTCCTCAGAGTCATAATCGACAATGGACGGTACGTAGAGTTGAGAAAACATCTCCATTGAACAACGAGCCGAGTGGGCCCTCATGAACGGCCATCGAACTGGAACTCTGCCGAAAAGTTTGTACTCAAAATCGACGTGTGCATAGATTGAGTCCTCGTGCTTAAGATCCTGCAGCGAGTTAGCGTCCGGCCGGAGATCGCCTTCGTTCTCTGCCTCGACATGAGTGACG